CATGGCGCTACCTGGGATGAGGTATAAGGGATACAAGACTCCCCGTTTATCTACCCAGAAGACTGAGAGATCTAAGTCACGCAGAGGTATATCTGAAGTCATATCGAACTTGCGATACAGCGTAGCATTGTATGTGAATGTACGAGTACCTGATGGAGTGAAGAAGGTAGACGGATCAGGATAGAAGTCAGTGAGGATAGGTAAGGATGCTGCTTTACCTCCAGTACTAATATTTGATAGAGGAGTGAAGTTGCTATATTGCCCAGCTTGCACAGGTATACCATTAGTCGTGATTACGATGGCAGTAATGTCAGTTATGGCATTGGTAGTATCATCTTGATTGATTTTTAGCCAGGAGGTAGGCCAGTCTGGAATAGGCCAATTGGGATCAGGTAGTGCAGGCGTGGATCCAAGCAGGGTATATGTGTACTGGTTATTGCCGTAGTCATTTACACGAATCTGTAGATCTAGCCCCGACGGGAGACTGAATGTAGTAGAAGGAGCATTGAATGGGAATCCCTCGAACTTGTCATAGAGCGCAGTGTTGAACCATATTTGCACTACATCCGATCTAGTAGCAAGAGTTCCACCAAATCCAGAGTAAGGATAGGTACTAATGTATTGAGGATCGACCAAGATGGAGAACTGATTAGCAACACTATCATAAATCATAATAGGTAGAGCACGAATAATACCAGCATGGGCAGTGTTGAGCGCAATGTAGCTCTGCATGAAGGCATAGTTGATAGAATCCAAGAATACCTGGATTGAGTATATTTGTTCCACAGGTGGTGAAGTATTGAGATTAGGAACAATAGTCTGATACTGATCACCGCTGGCAACATGAACCAACGTAACCTTGTATGCGCCAGTCTGGAAGTTGAAGATCGGAATGAGATCAGTGGGAATCTCGAAACGAGACACAGCAGCATAATAATCAGATGAGCGTTGTAGAAGAGGAACAGTACGAGTCTCAGCAACTGTGGCTTGTAATGCTAACGAATTGGATGTGTTGGGATTGAACAGTGTCACATCATAGAACACATGATCGATGGTAGAAGTAACAGATGAACGTTGCATCATATATAAGAGACCCAAAAATATACTGTGTTAATCTCTACTCTATCCAATCGTAACAACCATACACAGACGAACCTCAACTTGTCCAGCAGCACCACCTGTTTTTGCGAATACAGACACAGTACTACCATCATTGGCTATCTGATGGAATACACCTCCAGTCAAGTATGATCCTGCAAACAGAGTACCCCATGATACAACACCAGTGATTCCAGTAATTGGCATCTGTATTGTGAATGAACATGTATCTCCAGTAGTTCCAAACGTTGGCACAAGGGTATCATTAGCAATGAGGTAGAAGTAGTTGTTGCCAACACGAAATCCACGCATGGCCAAGCGGAAGTTCTGAGTAAATCCAACCACACTAGAGATATTGGCTATTTGATCGACGGAATCCACAATGCCTTCGTTGAGTATGTTGAGGCTGTTAATGTACAGGGGTGTGTCCCATTGCACGTTGGGGTCTGCGAGTGTTAGTACGTCTGACATAACTAGCTATATATGTATCCCAGTATTATACCAGGTTGTAAATGAATACACCTTTGATAGCGATATCTACACTGCCGGTCGCTATTTCACACGATGCTGAGATATTGCTAGCGCCTGTGTTGATGGAGGTAAAGATGCCAGTTACTAGCTTATCGCCTGTGATGAGTCCATATCCACTTTTATCGTTGGTATTTGATGCTGAAATAGGGTAGTCAACGTCAAAACTGAACTGATTGGATGAGAGATTAACAGGACCGACTGATTTGAAGTTGCATACCACTTTTGATCCCACCATTTGCCAGTCGATATTGTAGAGGAATCCATCGACTCCTACGTTATTGGTAACAGTACCTCCCACTGTTCCTGTCTTGATACCACCAACTGGGAAATTAGTATCTCCTATGGGTAGAGTTAACCACGGTTTTGGTTCTGATGATATCAACAACGCAATGTCCGACATGACCACTATATGTATAGGGATGACAAGATGGCAATCAAATTATCCGTATTAGGTATTCCAAAGCTGTCGCAGAGTGTATGGAGAAACTGATTATACTGATTGCAAGTGAGATAACGATAACGTAATCGCATGCCAACATGGCGGCCACACGTACTCCCACGAGATTGATGGGGATGTTCATTGTATTCTATACGATAGCCCTGCTTTTCTTTGTCCATCAACCACCTAGTTACCACTGGATTGGCTTTTCTCATAGCCTCGAACCTGAACTCGTCATCGGGAAATACTCCATAGCTGTCATAGAAGTGGATGGTTCTGCCTTCCTCGAATATACATGTCCAGTGCCCATACATCCTATCATCCTTACTTTGGTATAGCATGATGATTCCATCTTTCGCATGAGAATCCAGGTCTCTCTTTGTAGTGGCATCATACATCAACACTTCTGGCGAACCTCCTGCTAACTTCACCACATGGTCAGAGGAGAGTGGATTGTTAATGAGCTCCTCGAGATTCATTATTTACGAGAGGTTGTTTGACTACCTATATAGAGTACTACCCAATTAATGTCGGATATCGCTTTACTAGATCTCAATACCAAGAAGCCATGGCTTAATACAAGGGTAAACTCGATCAAGATCGACACATCAGCCGACTTCACTGGAGCTACAGTAACTGGACTAGTCCTTCCTCCTGCCTCGATACCACCACTTAGTGCTGTACTAATTGCAGGCAACTCAGCAGGTTCAGCTAAGATAACAACAATGGCAGATCCGACTAATCCACAAGATGCCGCAACAAAGAACTACGTAGATTCTTATGACTACATATCCACCAAGGTACTCTATGTTGCTCCATTTGGCAGCGATTCGACAGGCAGTGGCTCATCGAGATATCCCTTCCTTACCATTATGCACGCGATGGGATTGGTCGCAGCTCAAGCACCTCCCGCTGGAATAAAATACTCCATAATGCTCTTTCCAGGTACTTACACCGAGAACGTCCATGTGACACCCAACGTGCAGATGATTGGGTCAGGACTGGAATCCTGCTTTCTCAATGGTACCTTGGATCTCACCGATGCAGCGTGGAATAGCCCTGATGGTAATGTATGTTACATATCAAACATGGGGTTGCAAGGTGCAGTAACAGTCGATCTTGCTGCTATTGGAGCCACTAGTGCCACCGCTATGTTCCGAGATTGCATCTGTTTCCTATCATTCTCTGCTGTTGGTCTTCCTAGTGCATCAGTCAACGTGAAAAATACTGTGATCTTCAGCGTATTCAGTTTCGCACGAGGTAATGTCCTATGCAACGGCAACGAGTTCATATCTGGCTACAACATAACTGGGCATGCAACTGATGCAACTAGAGTTACTCTAACAAATTCCCAGTCATATGGTCCTGACTCGATTACTGCTGCAGCTGGGGAGTCAGTCACAGTAAATCTCGTTTCATCTCCATCGGTAACCCTAACACTAAATGGATCTACCCCTGATCTTACGGTTTCAGCAACAGTCGACTCCATTCCCTATGGTGCTTACGTTGTGGTTGGTACTCCAGCAGTAAACCTCTACAATCAAGCACTGGCATTAGGTTATGGTCCTGCTAACCCTCTTGAGTGGACTACTCCGCCAACTAGTACCGCTGATGCACTGGATCAACTCAGAACAGAACTACTGTCTCTCAGTGCTGGAACATCAACACCTACTCTCACTGCAACCTCTGGTCTTGCAAGTATCACAACAGATAGAATGCAGTACTCTAGGGTCGGCAACATAGTTCAGTGTTCTGGAAGGTTTACATGTACCACTAATGCGACATCAGCAACTGCTACCTGTTCACTTCCCGTTGGGCTATCTGGCAATTATGGGGCTACCAATTTGGCATCTGGTATCATCTCTGCTGTCAACGCAACCAACACTATTATCGGAAGAGTGGACTCAACATCAGGAGCGCAAACGGTGACATTTGTAATGACAGATACAGCCAGCACCAACTACACTGCGATTTACCGTTTCTCATACGAAGTTATCTAACCAGGATATAGTAGCCATGTCCGACATTGCATGTGAGGAACTCAACGTGTACAAGTCTCTCAGTGAGATCATGAAAAACAACTCTGACACCTGTATGAAATATGGTGACTACTTCATTCGTGAGGCTTACGTCTACCTGATGGGAACAATAGAAATGGGTAACGCAGATTCATCAACTGGCATTCGCTCTCCGGGTCTTGCAATAAGACCCGATTATGCACCTACCAAGCAGGAGTTTGAGAAGGGACTGTATTTCCTTTACCAAGGTCATCAGAAGGGTAAGTATACGCCGGCCTCTGGAATTATGAGGTTTTATCGAGACATAGAGGATATTGTGGGTATAGATATAGTACGCAAGCTAGCAGAGCCAGAAGCAGCACGCATTGGATTTGATCGTGTAAAGTAGTTGCCTGTGTGGTTATCGAAAAAAACGTCCTCCCTGTTTTTTGGGTCATAGCGGCGACGTCCGAGTGAAGCAGAATGACAGTGTTACAGTAGTATAATGCTATGTTCTGTGATGATGTAACGTGGAGCTCGTGTATATACAGTCACCCATCGAGATTTGTCTTGTTTTGCCCGTAGAATATCACCATCACATAGATCTAGGTCCTTTTTCAGGAAGTCAACAGCTTTTGATCCAGAACCAGAACCAAGGAATACAGTAACGAATGAGGCCTCATTTGCTATCTTTTTGGTGGCTCCATAGTTCCTGAAGACATGAGAGGTACATATCACTGATATTTCACTGCTTCTACCAGTCTCTATCAGGTCGTCTCTCAGCTTGCGAATATACTCCCGAACATCGTTATTGGCAATGGTGTCGATATCATCGAAGATACACGCTGACTTACTGAAAATATCTAGGGCATCGTCAATGGAGATATCGAACACACTGTCATCAACAGGTATCCTCTTAATTAGTTTCTTGCCATCTGGTTCTTCCAAGGAGTCAAGAGTGACGTCCTCTGATTTGCGGGAGAATAGAAATACAGGATACTTGGGATGCATCTTGTAATACTCGGCGACCCACTTAGCAATGTAGGTACTTTTACCGCTCCCAGATGGACCAACAACAAACCCAACATCTACCTGTGCCAAGGTAGTATTGCCGATGGGCAATGGTTGCAATATACTACCTCTCTTTGTTGTATAGCACCTTCCAATGGCACAATCAGCCAACATTTTGCACTTTGCCCATTCTATCTGCTGACGACGCTGTGGGACAATGTCATTGACTATAGCTGTAATAACAGACTGAGACGGTTTGAGATTATGACTGGAAAGAATATCACGGATTTCATCCTCATCATAGGCTGCCAATTCTCCCTGGTTTCCAGTGAGACATACATAACCTGACGTCTTATTGCTCTTGTATATCTTGGCAATACAGTCTGGTGTCCGATCTAGTTTTGATACCTCTGATAGCTGCATGCTACTATATCTGGACGGTTGACAGAATTCATGTGATTATTTTATTGATTGAGTCTGTACTGGTCATACATATAGAGGCATACCCTATACTGCTATCATGTCGTCCGATATTGTCAGTGGATTAACTATTGGGAAGATCGATAAGCGCATCATGTATGATCCAACCTCGGATCTTGAGTCTCTTCCCACATACATCATTCAGAAGTCTGGAAATTCCAGCCTCTACCAACAAGTAGCCACTACGAATGCCTCTGACTCCCAGATAACATGGACTGTTAATCCGGATAAAGCTAAGATTCTCGATAGGTACATGCTAATGCAAGTAGACTTCGATATTACGTTCACTGGTCCTACTCCTGGAGTCGGTAACCTAATACAGGATAACCAAGGTCTATTTGCAGTTCGCAGCTGGCCTCTGAATTCATGTATCACGTCTGCTACCATCGTAGTTAACAATCAGAATATTACTACCCAGCCGGCATTATACATATCCTCATTTCAGCATGCTAGACTCTACCAAAAGAGGACCAACATTGATCTCTCATCATTTCCGAGTCTTCCTGATAACTGCCAGGACTACAACGACATGCTAGGAGCAAATAATAACCCATTGGCACCATTTACTAGCAGCTTTCATTGGCAACAAGGTAGGGGTGCTTTCCCATACACTACAACGGCATATTCGATTGCAGCAGGCCCTCCTTCAGTCACCACCCAAACCATTAGAGTTCGTGTCATTGAACCATTAATGCTCTCTCCATTACTCTATGCTCCTGATCAGGCTGCCAAGGGATTCGCGTTCCTCACACAATTCCAGGTGCAGGTAAATCTTGGTAATCTCAATCGTTGCTTCTCATTGAATACCACTAGTGCTAATTCTATCACGAGTGTTAGTACCACAATAAGTCGAACAACACCTGTCCTCTATTGTCGCTTCATTACACCAGACATCATCATGCCTATTCCAAAATTACAGCATTATGCCTATGAGAATATCGGTGTGTACCAAACTGGTAATACTAGCCTTACCGCTGGAGCAACAAGTACCTTCCTATCAAATAACATCAACCTTAGCCAGATTCCATCAAAGATCTATGTTTATGCACGCCGACAAGATGCTGATCTCACCTCTTCAACCGGATACCAATATGCTGATGCATTTGCTGAGCTTCAGTCGATCTCTGTCACTTTCAATAACAATGTCTACCTATCATCTGCTTCTGAGGTTGATCTATGGCGTATGTCTGTGGCCAATGGCATAAATCTCACATGGGGAGACTGGATTGGTAATGGCGCCGCTGTTGCATCAGGTGTGACAGTTCCCGTATCTCCTGCCAGGCAAATAGGGGTTGGATCTATCTGCTGCATAGAACCATACAAGGACTTTGGATTGCCATCGAATTTAGCACCTGGTGTGTATGGCGAGCAGTTCAACTTCCAACTCAATGCTACATTCAAGAACATATCAGGATCCACGATTACATACTCATTGTTCGTGGTATTGGTACAGGATGGAGTACTTACTATCGAACGTGATGCTAATGCCGTTCTCCAGCTTGGAACTCTAACCCAAAAAGACATCCTTGATTCCTCTGTGTTACCTAAGGTAGATTACCATCAAGCATTAAGTCCATGGGGAGGTGATTTCTTCAGCAGTATTAAGAAGTTCGTGGATAAGGCATTACCATATGTCAAAGAGGGAATCGATATTGGCACTAAGTTGGCTCCATTGGCACCATTGCTACTTGCGGCTGGTGATGGACGTGGAGGTGCCCTTGCCAGTAGAGAGGAACTGCGCAAGAGAATACGAGGACAAAAATAACTCATGCGATGAGTTCTAGAACTTCTATTTTTCCATACTCCGCGCACATTGTCAGTTACTAGGTTTCGAGGGATGCCCTATACTTGACGCACATTGTCCTGATTGGCCAACATCATCATCTTGGCTAGCTCGTTCCTTGCTATCTTCAGTGTTCGTACCTTAGTCTCCAACTCATCTATTTTGGTGTTAGCAATTGCATTCTGAGTCTTAAGCTGATTATTCTCCTCTCTTAGTCTATTGAGCTCTACTACATGCCTATGCTTGTCTGTCTTCTCATGGTTGACCTTGTTGGAAGTAGTGTATTTCCCACCGCATAACTCGCAAATGTTGCCCTTTCGCCTATTAATGTCTCTGGTATTTCCTGCCATCTTATTAATTTGTATATGGGATGACTTTGTGTCCTTAATATAGGCACGTGTTGCCGTCCTGTTTATCTCGTCTAGTATACCTAGGTCCTTGATCGCTGCCATATCGTGGTTGATCTCTTGTCTGTCCATGATCATTGGTATATAGGTCGGTCATAATTAATAATATATAAATAAATAAGGTCATACTCATATATAAGACCATGGAAGTGGGCGCCGACAACACGACAAATGGCTCAGACCTCGAGTCGCTCATAGGAGAGCTCGATGATAGACAAATAGATATCTTGGTCCAGTTATATCCGAATCTAGATCAACCATCGTTCGACGAGATAGCGTCTGTGATTCAGGTATTACGGCAGAATAGACGCGTACTTGGTGGTGGATTATACTCATCAGTAGATGTGGGATATGACACAACACTTGGAATTAGTCAACAGCCACCAGGAGTAATGAGAGATGCCGTAATACTCAACTTCTATCTTGAGTTCTTCGTGAGACGTTACCAGGCAATCGCTGCATATCCTGGAGTTCGATACGTCATGGTACAACCAATGTATATTATTTACAAGCCAGGAGATAACTCACAACAAGTCCAGTATCATGTATCAGATGTCCATGGGAATCCTGGAAGTGACACTGGCATTAATAAGGCTGGCAAAAACAAGCGATCCAGCATAACATTCATAATTCAGCAGGATAAGGTACTGAGACTCGACAAGTTCCACGAGTATGTCGCTCGTATTCATAGTCTTGGCAGTGATGTCTCTGTTCTTATCGTTGGATTCATCGTGACTGTTGTCAATAATGTTGGAGTTCAACTGTCCAACGACGATCTATTCCTCAATGCATTACGTGCTTTCAGAACAGTGGAGGATAGGAAATACCATGAACTAACCACTGCGAGTACTGATGTAGATAGCTCAATGTGTATTTACGAGACATTCATGCACAATGCAGGGCTTAACCCTATTCGTGGACTTCAGAAATCGGTAGCTAGGAGAAAGCGTCTACATGAATTATTCAGTCAGGAGTCATCAGAAATTCAATCACTAATTCGCAGTGGTCAGCTCATTGGATCACTTAGGGAACTATGTCGTAAATATCAAGTATCGATGGCCGTCTCGTTCTATCAAGCGCGAAGAATGATGTGTTATAGTGGAGCAACAGGATATAGAGGCAGATGTCCTGTTGTTGTACACCCTGATGGAAGTGTGGAGAAGCATTGGGTATTGCCTGATTCCTGGGTTGGCCGTGAGATTATGCTGTATCATCCCAACGAGCACGTGGCGCCAGCAAAATACAAGAAGCCAGCTGCTGGAAGTGAGAAGAAGCCTCGTAAATTCTCACTTGATACTCTCAAGTGCCCTGCTGATGGTAGTTTCTCATACTATACGTTTGACATAGAGACATTCAATGACGTGCATTGTCGTGCCATTCCATTCTGTATCTGCGTTTACTCTGTCGATGAATGCAAGTACTTCTATGGACTTGACTGTGTTACCAAGTTCGTCCAGTGGATTGACTCCATCGTCACCAAGACAGCCATAAGTAAGTCGAGGTCAAAGGGTAGCGTGGAACAAATGTACATGTATGGATTCAACAACTCAGCGTTCGACAACCAGCTAATCCTTGAGGAACTCTTCAAGCTCAATCACTCAATGGAGTTCATCAGCACTGGATCATCAATCAAGACAATGAGGTACTTCAACATGACCTTCTTTGATATTCGTCTGCAGTATGCTGGTTCTCTGGCGTCTGTGCTTGAGTCCATGAAAATACCCATTCGCAAGTTGCCATATCCGTATCAGTTCCCGAATGCTGAGAATATAGAGAATGACTATGTTGGACCTGTTCCCTCTGAGCAATTCTGGAAACGTAGTGCGAATTCTACTGACGGATTTGCGTTGCGCCAGCAGTACATTGAGGCAAACGGCCCGATATTTGATCTTCGTAAGTACACTATCGAGTACTGCGCTGTTGATGTAATCGCCACGCATGCTATCGTCTCAAAACATCTCCAGTGTTGCATCGGATATGTCTACAGATCCTCATGTTGCAAACAGCGGCCACTTTGTGAAATCTGCACGTTAACTAGGTGCTTCTGCCAAGAACCAAGCTGTACTAAATGTGCACCATCAATACGCCATTACGATGTCCGTACTTGTGGAACAGCAGCAAAAATGTCCATGACCATCTTCAGACAGACATTCCTCAATGAGGCATTGTGGCAATCTCCAGAGGATATCATAGCTATAGAGCGCTTGGCTTACAAGGGTGGTCGTACTGAGGTGTTCAAGAAGAAGTTCAGTACTGATAATGCTAATGACAAATGCATGTACTACTATGACATTAACTCATCCTATCCTTCATCAATGAGAGAGCTAATGCCAATGAAGTCTTCTGGAATTAGGTGTGATTCGTTCGATGCTCGTCTGGATAATATAAAATCGCATTGGCTTTACGAGTGTACAGCTACTTCTGATGGATGTAGTTTGGATTTCATTCCCAATCTGTTGTATCGCATGAAAGATGGAGGAATAGCTGCTGTTCGTAATATCGATCTGTCATGGCACTGGGGTTGTGAATTACTCGAGGCAATACGTAATGGCTGTCAAATTCATGTCATGCGTCATATCGAATACACATCTAGTCCTGTGTTTCAGGAGTTTACTGACTACTTCTATGATGAGCGTCTGAAGTCTAAGGCAGAAGGTAATATCGTCATGACTAACTATTACAAACTCCTACTCAACTCATTCTATGGTAAGTTTGGTCAGCGAGCGTTCAATCAGACCATCGCAGCTCGAAGTATTCCAGAAGCATTAAGCAAGATTGCTAGTGATCAGCGTTATCCGATCTCATTTCAGACTGTTACTGACTCATTGTGTATTGTGGAATTCGAGGAGGAAGCTCATTCTGCAAAAAGCATTGGCAAGCTTGTTCGATTTGCCAGCTACATAACAGCACTCAGCCGATGTAAGCTGTCTAAGTTCATGAGAGCTGTTGGTCATTCCAATGTCTACTACTGCGACACTGATTCAGTATTCACAACCGTAAAACCACCTGACAAGTTCGTACATTCATCAGATTTGGGCAAGTGGAAGCTTGAGGACAATGGATGCTGTATCTATGAGGCTGTGTTTATTGCACCGAAGTCATACGCGTTCTCCAACTTTAGGGGTTACCCCTTTGCTATCGATAAACCAGTCAAGTCTAAGGGATTACCTAAGGGTGTCGCCAAATACGATGATATGATAGCATTGTCTTCGGGAGCTGACCCAATCAAGAAGGAACTCACCATGTTCGATCGTAATCTTACTCAAGTTCATATCTACTCGAATAAGATAAGGACTCTCCAGTGTGTGTACACAAAAAGACGCTGGAACGGTAATGACTCGCAGCCATACACTGACGTTCAAGAGCTAACGATAGCCAGAAGGAACCAATGAGGAAAGGAGGGGGATCGCCGCAATGGCATTTTTGGTCTCGATGCCATACTTAGCTAGACTATAATATGGCTCTTCGTATGGATATTTCTCAATACACTTCAGGAAACGCTGATCGCCTTCCTTGATCTTCCCATTGGAATAATCAATGTCGTGCTGTCTTGCACATCTGTCTACATCGTTGAATGGTTCCACATTGCGATACCGTTTGATGTTCGTTCCTGGTCCCTCGAAGTTAGCACACAACACGTGGTATTCCCCCTCTTCTAGTGGTCTGGCCTTACTACCACAGAAGTGCTTGCGATACGCATTGAGTAGATCCCTAAATGCTCTCTTGAGCGGCTTGCTGGCTTTGGATATTAATGTATTTAGGGTTGTGGTTATTTTCTCCATAGATATATACCAATGACCGCAGAAGAACTCAGAGCAATCTATGAAAGGATGGCTGAAATCCGATCTGGCGAAGTACCATCTATGGTAGGAGATGGGCTCGTAGGCGGAGGTAAGTATCGATCTTGCGCGCGTAAGAAGAAGGTGTATAGCAAGGCACTTGGCAAGAAAGTCACAAGGTGTAGTAGCTATAAGAAGGCAAAAGGCGGTGGTAAGTACCGAACGTGTGCTGACTATGAGATGGTACCCTCGAAGAAACTGGGGCATCCTGTTAAGCGATGCTCTGCATATGTACCAAATACAGTAGCAGAGAAGCTAGGTCTTTCGATACGTGAACCCAAGGTACGTGGTAAGAAGAAACCATGTTGTCCTTGTCCAGCCTCACAATCAGCAGAATTAATCAAGGAAAGTGCCAAATTGGTCGATGAAGCAATCAAGCAAGTGGTGGAGTCTCCTGCAGTACCAATCGAAACAAAGAAAGAGGTAGTTGCAGCCGCAGAAGTTGCAGAGATTGCAAAAGATCTTGCAAAGGCGGCTAGTGGTGAAGAGGTATCAGCCACTTCTGCAATGGCCGCTGGACTAGTTGGCGGATGCTCAGACTGTATGGGTGCTGGAAGAGTAGGATCAAAGTGCATGAAGTACAAACGAGTACCATCAAAATACGGTCATAAGGTTAAGCGTTGCTCATATTATGGAGGCGCAATGGTAGGTGGAGATGAAGCGAATAAACTTGCTGCTGCTAGGTCTCCTTGGCTTGCGTTTGTCCGTATGTTTGCGCTAGAACATCCTGAACTCGCACATGATAGACCCATGTTGCTAAAGGAAGCATCTCGTGCCTATCGTATGTAATCCATCCACCACTAGAGCGATATTTTTGCTGTGGAAACCCTATGGCAACTTGGTCGACCCCTTACCATGCTCAGAATACGTTTCCATGGCGTGGAACATGTCTCTGGATACGGAGTAGCGGGATACAGCGCAGCGGGCGTGGAAAGGCCTATACAGTGAGGTAGCCGTAC